ACAATTCTGACAAAAACTACAATCTTCAGAAGACAGATCTTTATAATTATCTATTTCTTGAACATTTAAAGTAAAATATGGATATGTCATTTTTTCAATAATATTTCTATGAATTTTAACAAATCCAAAACCAACAAAATCAGCTTCTAAAAAATCATTTGGTCTTTCTTTTGCTAATTCAACTAATTTATTTTTATCAAAAAATGGCATAAATTTATTTTTTTTAAAAAATTCTATATCCCATCGTCCAGCCATTACCTGATTACCAAGATCAGAAACATACCATCCTGAAACAAAAGGATGTTCAATTCTAATTAATGCTTCAATTTGTTCAATTGTAAATTGAATATCACTATCTAACCAAATCAACCATTTAGCGTCTGGAGGACTTGGTGTTTCAAAGCCTTTACCTCCTGTAGCTAAATAATTTCTAGCAAAATTATGCATTTTGCCATTAGTAATTAAAATATCTGCATTATTTTTATCACACCAAGTTCTTAATTTTAAAAATTGTTCAAGTAATTTACCATTAATTGAGGAACCAATCGGAATTAAAAAAATATAGTCTAACATTATATTTTTTTAATATAATTTAATCTTTATATTATTATATACTTTATATACTTTCTATAAATTGCCAATTATTATATTCACATATTTTTTTCCATATTTGATCATGTTCGTATAGTTTTTCTTTAGATTTAAGAAAAGGAAAAGAAGACAAAAGATGATCAGCTTCCAACAATTCAAATAACTTACGAAAAACATAATTATTATTTAAAAAATTTTTTCTATTTTTTGGTTTGTATAAAATAAATGGTTCTTGTACTTCTTTAAACATTTGTCTTAATTTATCTTCTAATTCTCTGTTAATAGAAGGTGGTGGTATACCATTAAGTTTATTAATTATATATGGTATATGTTCATAATAAAAATTTAAATTTAGCTTTTTAAGTATAGCTCTAATTGTATAATTATTAAGGGTTGAAAGATCTTCAATTCTTAATTTATTAATTTCATCTATGATTTTTTCAAAAACTTCATTAGGTATTTCAGTACTTTCTTTACCTTGAAATTGATTTAGTAATTCAGAAAAATGATTCATTCTTTTATATCCATTAGGTTTATTATCAACAATTTGATTTTTATAACTGGGGATATCACTATCGACTAATATAAAATCACAATTACCACATTGAACACATGAAATTAAGCCATCTTGTAAATGCAAAACTTTATCTATATTACATTGAGAACATATTTTAATTTTATTTTTTTTTTGTTTATAATTTAAATCTATTTGATTTGTTCTTTTTAAATATTTGTAAAATATTTGTGCTTTGTCATCATTTTTTTTTATATTAAATATATCAATAATTTCATTATTATCGTTTTCATTATTATCGTAATATTTACTTAATAAATCAATAGTATTATTAAAATAATCAAGTGTATCAGACATATTATTTAAATTATCTATTTCATTTTGTATTTCAATAATATCATCTTTTATTTTTGCTTTTTTTATTATATCTTCTTCAATATAATCTATTGGATTTTTTTTATTTATAATATTATATTCTTCATTAAGTTGATATAATTTGTTTTGTAATTTTAATAATACTTTGTCTCTTTTGTCAAATTCTTTCATTTTATCTTGATGCTTACTATCAAGAGTTCCATGTATAAGTAATGATTTATTTAAAATATTATTACAAAAAGAAGAATATTTAATATTTTTATCTTTAAAATTTGATGAAAATTCCGACATTATTATTATTTATATATAAATAACTATTAACTTTATATATATTTAATTAAAAAAATATATATAAATATAATTTAATTAGTTTTTTTTTAAATTTTTTTTCTTATACTATAATATATATAACACAATGGGAGGTGGTCTAATGCAACTTTAACGATAGAGTTGAACAGTCGACTACTTTATTGGTTCCATGTAATACCAATAAAGATAAATAGTGGAATACATGGTTTAATATAATTGGCTAGTCATAAAATATTTATGGCGATACTTTTAAATTGCGGGAAACTCCTTAGAGCCTTAACTACTTCTTATGTTTTGTGAAAAACATAATATCCTTGGATAATGACTAAGGACATAGTAAAAATGTTAAGGATTGGACAATCCGCAGCCAAGCAACTCTAGTATATATGGGTAAAATACTAGAGTTGAAGGTTCAGAGACTATAATGAGTAGGCTTGAGAAAATTCCCTATTTTCGTTGATAGCTTAAGGTATAGTCCCGCTTATATCGAAAGATATAGGAATTTCGGGTCGCATATGGCGCTCAAGATGTTTACCTAACTGGTAATCCTCAAATTACTTTTTTCAAAGTTGTATATCGTAGACATACAAACTTTGCCGTAGAAAGCATTGAACAAACTTTTTCAGGTGCTGCAGATTTTGGACGTAAAGTATCTGCTACATTACAAAGAAATGGTGATCTTGTAAGTAATGTATATCTCCGTGTTGTTCTAAGTGGTGGAAATTCAGGAGACGCCACACAAAAATGGGCATGGGTACAAAAAGTAGGACATGCTTTAATCTCTTCCGTAGAACTAAACATTGGTGGAACTAAAATTGATAAACAATATGGCGATTGGATGAATTGCTGGTATGAATTATCTCGTAAATTTGGCCAAGATCGCGGATATGCTAAAATGATTGGAAACACCCCAGAATTAACCCAATTAGCCAAATCTCACCGTTCCGCGACTTTATATGTTCCTTTATATTTCTTCCACTGCAGAAACGACGGTCTTGCTCTACCTTTAATTGCTCTCCAATATCACGATGTCCGATATGAATTTGAATTCCGAAAACTCGAAGAATGCATTATATCTTCTGGATTCGTTTCCTCTACTCCTGGAAATCAATTAGGTCTTCGTATGGAAGCTGCTTCCCTCTTTGTAGACTATATCTACTTAGAATCCGAAGAACGTAAAAAATTCGCCCAAAATGCTCATGAATATCTTATCGAACAAGTACAATTCACTGGTGAAGAATCTGTATCTATCAACAGCAACAAATTCCGTCTTAACTTCAATCACCCTTGCAAAGCCCTTTACTGGAATCTTAAACTTGGACGTTATACTAACCCTTCAGGTGCTCATGCATTCCTTGCTTATGATTCAGCAGATGCTAATAATCTCCGAGTACAAGCCACTAAACGTTTTGTATTATCTCTAGCTAAATATACAGGTACTTCCCTTGATTTATCTAATAATCGCCTCCAACTCGCTACTGCAGTAACTAATGCGGCGCTCATAGCTAAATTCCAAGCTGCTAATGCTGTAGCTATCAGTGCTACCGAAACCGATGTTGATAATATTACCATACTTGGCGAACCCTTATCTATTGAAGATGTTTCTACCCCTGTTAGCAAATTATTTGGTACTACTACTCGTACAACTGTTGGTGAAGGATCTTCTACTTATGACGTAGTTACTCGCCAATATGATAACTATGGTGTATATATAAATGGTACCGAAAATCCTGTACAACGTGGCCTCCTCCAATTAAATGGCCATGATCGCTTTTCTGAAAGAGATGGTAACTATTTTAACTACGTCCAACCCTGGCAACACCACAGCAACACTCCCTCAGATGGTTTATGTATGTATTCTTTCTCTCTCAATCCCGAAGATCACCAACCATCTGGTACTTGCAATATGTCTCGTATCGACAACGCTACTCTCAACCTCACCTTCGGTGTTGATGGTGTAGCTGACTTCAAATCCACCTACCTTGCTGATGACAGCAAAATCTCCATCTATGCGCTAAACTACAACGTATTACGTATCCTTTCAGGTATGGGCGGATTAGCCTACAGTAACTAGGTATGTATCCTAAAAAATATTGAAATTTAAACCACTTAAAAATAAATCATTTTATATTATTATATACATATTATAAAATGACAGAACCAGTCGCTATCCCAAAATTTATTAATATTAAAAAAGAAGTAAAAGTTATTAAAAAAGTAACAAAAACTACTAAAGAAATAAATCATGAAATAATTGAACATAATGATAAACAATATATTGTAGCATATACTCCTTTTAAAGATGAACATATTTTATTTGTTTTTGATGCTGATGATAAAGAAAAAGTATGTTATAAGTCATGGTCTTATCATAATGATGGTGGATATTTACAAACAGCTCATTATGATGATGAAAATAATAAAAAAGCATTATTTCTACATAATTTAGTTATGAACAAATTAACATTTGAAGGTAAAGGTCAGCAACACACTGTAGATCATATTAATCGAGTTGGTCGTGATAATCGTAAAGAAAACTTACGTATGGCAACTTCACAATCAGCTCAAAACTTTAATACTAAAAGAAGAGAACGTAAAATTGAACTACCTGAAGGTTGTGATATTACTCCAGATATGATCCCTAGAAACGTATGGTATATTCATCCTAATGGTAAGCACGGAGATGGTTTTTGTATTGAAATCAAAGGTGTTCAGACACTGAATGAAGGGCAATTTACATGGAAAAGTACTAGATCTACCAAAGTATCATTAAAAGTTAAATTACAAGAAACTAAATTAAAACTTCAAGAAATTATTAATAATAACCCTGAATTACAAGATCTATCTGATTTAGCTAATGAAGATCGTCGTAATGAATTAATTCAATCATTTAATGCTATATTAGAGAAAAGTAATTATCCTAAAGAAATAATCAAAGCTAATTTAGTAGAATTAATTACAGATGCAGCTACACCAATAGTTATTAATAATAATGAAGAACAGATGGCTAAAACAGTAACTGATTTACATGCATCTGGTAAAAAAGTAAATAAATTACCCCAAGATTGTGGTGTTACTCCAGATATGATACCTAAATATTGTTATTATAGTCCTGCTAATGATAAATCAGGAGATAAATTTGTAATAAATAGACATTCTGGATTAGGTGATAAAAAAAGTTGGAGTACTTCATCAAGTAAGACAGTAAATACCATTACTAAATTTGAATCATTGATTGAAAAATTAAAAGAGATAGAGATTAAAGATTAAATTATTTTATTAAATTTTATTAAATTATTAAATTATTAAATTATTTTATTTAGAAACGCGACGGACCATTTAAAAACAGAGCATGTCCTTTTAATAAAATAGCTTAAAGTTTAGTATATTATATATAATATATAATGGATATTGTAAAAGCGTTTATATCAAACGAAGAAACTAGTAATATTAATATTATTGGTACATATGATGAACCTTTATTTCAAGCTAATCAAGTAGGTAAAATATTAGGTATTGTGACTATAAGAACTACAATATTAAATTTTGAAAGTGATGAAAAGGTTGTTCATACTATGACTACTAGAGGAGGCCCTCAGGATGTTCTATTTTTAACAGAAGTTGGCTTATATAGACTTCTAGGTATGTCTAGAAAACCTGTTGCTAGAAAATTTCAAAAATGGATAGCAAATGTTATAAAAGAAATACGTATAAATGGTAAATATGAATTAGAATGTCAAATTAAAGATGTTATTGAAAAATCAGAAAATGATAATGATATATTTAGACATAAAACTATTTTAAATTCTTTTGATAATAAACCTGGTGTGTATATTGGAAAAATTAAAAAATTAGAAAATAATAAAATGGTCATTAAAATAGGTAGTTCCCATACCCTAAATAAAAGAAGTTCAGATTTAAAAAAATTCTTTGGTACTTTTAATTTAATTGATTTCTTTCCAGCTAATCGTTATCGTGCATTTGAAACATCTATTCATAATGATCCAAATGTTAATAAATATAAATACATTGAAGAAATTAATGGTAACACATCTACCGAAACATATTGTATTACCAATGAAATTTATTCAGAACTAGTTAGTATTATAAACAGAAAACAAAAGGATTATCAAGGTATGTCAGAAGAACATTTATTTGAAATCGAAAAACAAAAGAAAGAGCTTGAGATATTAGAAAAAAAGAAAGAAATTGAATTACTAGCTTTACAAAAATTACAAATGCAAAATAATATACCGATTACTATTATTAAAGAAGTACCATTACAATATAATATTAATGAAAATTTAGTAACGAAAGGAACAAAGATACAAAAGTATTCAATAGATGGTAAATTAGTATGTACTTATAATAGTTTATGTAATGTTGCAAGAAAGGAAGGTAATGTATCAGAATCAGGTATTAGAAAAGCTATTATTAATAAAACAATTTATAAAGATCATAGATGGTTATATCTAGATCGTGATTTACCAGATGATACAGTTCAAGATTTAGGAGAAACAAAAACAATTAAAAATATGAATTTAGGATTTATTGCTATGTTAGATATAAATAAACAAAATATTGTTCATGTATTTAAAAATCAATCAGAAGCTGCAACAAGTAGGCATTTAAAAAGTACAAATTGTATTTATAAATCTATTAAGCATGGTGCTTTATGTAGTGGTCATTATTTTTATTTATGGGACAAATGTAATGAAGGAATGAAACTAAAATATTTAGAAAACAATACATTACCCGAGAGTGATAGACGACATAATGCAATTAAAGTTAATCAAATTCATCCTATCACAAATGAAGTAGTAAAGGTATTTTTATCATATACTGATATTATGCATGAATTTCAAGCCTCTTTGAGAAAATTAAAACAAGTTATGAACAATAATGAAATATATAAAGGCTATAAATTTCAACTTGTAACTAATTAACAGAAAAATAAGTACTTTAGATAAATATTACTTATATATTATTTATATATAAAAAAAATTGAATATTTTTTTGTTAAAATATTTTTATCATATAATAGTTAATCTAATGAGTATCTTTAAAGATAATTACCTTCACGAAATACCACCTGATATTCAAAAGCAT